CCACACACACACAAACACACACGAACACACAGAAAACTGGGTTCAGATGAAGTACACACACAGTGTCAACATTGAAACATGATCCTAACCGGATCTGGTGGTTAAAAAGCCGCCTGGACGACAGGGCCGCACACGAACCACGTGTAGGAAAAATCCTCAGCAGCCGCAACATATACAGTATACTGCATGTCATTGCGGACGCCAGCGGCGGTTGAATTGGGAACAATGGGCCCAAAACGAATGTCAACGCCTCCGGGCGCTGTGCCTGAAGGCCCAATCCCAGCAGCCCTGTTGGACTTATTGGGAAAGGGAGCAGGCAAGTACTTGTAGGTACAAGCATACGGAAGTTCGACATCTTGGAACTGGTTCTCACCAGCCTCATTCTGGCCATTCCAGGAGCCAGTCATGAAGGGGATACCTCCAGCGGTAGCATAGACGAAAGTCATCATGCTAGCGATGTAGGTAAGCGCAGTGTTGTAGCGACGCCCCGCCACAGAGGGAACGTATCCAGAGCCAGAAGGCTTGGACATCGTAGCCCTCCAGCGGACGCCCCCACGAACACCCAAAAACCCTAATCCGTACCAAGCCATATGAGTCCAGTATTGAGAGAACTCAGCAAAGCCAGGGGGATAAGGATAAGCGGGCAACTGCAAAATCCCATAGTAGTTGTACGAGTTGACGGCCGGGAACGTGAAAGCATTCCCCTCCATGTAGAGCACACTACGCTTGACGAGCTGCCGAAGGCTATTGATCCGCTCACCGAAATAAATCGGTGTTAGATCACGGACCCCTGTAGGGGGGCCCAAACACACTTCGACAGTATCACACACGTCCGTTAATCGACTACCCTGCGGCTTAACATCGACGACACCTTCCTCATCGGGAAGTGCCGCGAAGCCAGCTGGAGCGGTAAGCGAAAAGCTGAAACGCGAAATGAAAGTATCATCTGGCATGGCGAACTCAATGTTCTCCGCACCAGACATGTACACAACAATCGTGGCGGAATCAACCGTCCCCGGACTAATCAACTTGGTCTCCGGGGCAATGACCAAGGTGCCATTCCGCCCAGCATCTGAGGGCAAAGTGGCAAAGTCAACATATCGGAATGCTGCGGGGCCAACGTAGGGCACGCGAATGCGCACTTTGCGCTGTGTGGCCAAATCCAAAATCCATGAATAGTTCATCAGGGAAATAGTGGAAGTACTGGAAAAACCAGTCGGCGGCACCCAAGAAATGCGCAAGCGACCAGAGTGAAACTTACTGGCAACAACGTCAATGTCGTAGATAATATCTCCACGCCACAACTTGAAGCCAGAAGCAGCAAACCCAGCCGCACTAAACGCATAGTTGACAAAAGCACCAAGAACGCTACGAAGCGCATAAGCCGGAGTAACCGGAATAAGCACAAAAGCGCTATCGGTGGGAAGAGCTCCAGTCCAAGACCACTGACCCAAATAGGAAGGGCGGCAGGCAATGGCACTGAGCATCATGTCATCACTAAGGGAACCGTCAACAATACGAGAGTCAACACTAACCTGGCAACTTGGATCCAAGGAAAGTTTAGTCGACATATCCAAACCCAAAGAGTGAGGAAGGTGGTTCGTATTCTTAACACGAGCAAAGTGAGGCGGCTCGAGCTGCGTTGGGAGTGAAAATCCCAAGGCACCCGCGATAGCCCCAACAGTGTTGGCAAAGACTTGAGCAGTGCGGAACATCGGAGCCATACTAGGCAAGATATCCGCAAGAGCTGCAGAAGCTCCGGCGGCGACGCCGGAGATACGTGAGATAACGCCAGGAGACGACTCATCTTTCTTCTTTCCATGGGGAGAAACCCACGTAACGAAGCCAGACGAGACGACCTTGACATCCTCAAACCACGCGTAAATGCGAACCGAAACAGGATCGGCCGTGGTCGCGACTGTCGCAAGTGGAACAAGCGGCAAAATCGCGAGACGGCAAATGGGTCCGGTATCGTAATCAAGGCCCCCAGTAGCGATGAGAGGGTAGAACTCACTGCGCCCAATGAAGGGCAGAGAAAGTTCCATCGACTCATTACAAGCGGGATCCATGACAACATTGCGCATCTGCGAATAGTTAACCAACTCATAAGGGAGAGGATTGGTAGCAGAGCCAGCAAATGTGGAGTGAAAAGCAGGCATCGGGTCCAACGCGAACATAAGACGTCCATAAGACATCTGAGTTCCGTTGAGCACAACGCGAAGCTTAAGAGCACCACGCAAGCCAACGTAGCCAACCATTTTCTCTCGAACTTGGGCCGTGTTGGCCCACAACGAAATTGGATCAATGGCCGCAGCCGTAGTCCCAGCCGTCCAATCCATAGAATGAATAAGAACAGGACGACTGAGATAAGGAGCAGCCTCAGGCGCCGGAAGACACAGGTCAGGATCAGCCTCGAAAGGCGGAGCTGAAGCCATAGTCGACGTAGGCGCGGCATCCAAAAACTGAAGTTGGGCCCCACTAGACATAGCAGAACCCATCATCATCCCAGCAGCTGGCTGGGATTCACGAGGACCTGTTGAAGCAGTGTCCATGCTGGTACTAGAAGATTGTACCTGATCGTTGAAAGTAGGAAGAGAAGCAGATGATTCTTTAACACCTAATGGGCAACATCTATACCCACTGGTTCCAACCCCCCGTGTGCGCTTCCCACAGCGCTCCCCTGAATAGGGGGCCCCCAAGAGTGGGGGAATGGGTTCTCTCTCTCGCAGTGCTCTAACCAGGGGGGTCAGGTCGCTAGATTGCGTAACACAGATCGAAGAGAGGGTCGGCTTTTTAATACGTCCCGCCGAAAGAACGAGTGGTAAGGTCACTGCCCCGTTTGGGTTAACGTCGATAGCGTCGACGATCAGGGGGTCTTCACCCTCGATTTCCCCACTGCCAAATCTATTGATGACGCCCGACAAAGTCGGTCGTACAACAATGGAAATGTTGTAAGCGGGGGCGGTACGGATCAAATTCGGAAGGAGATCATCCTCCCAAAGGAAAGCCTCCCAAAGAGCATTAGTGAGCATAGCGCACTCCTGATCAATGGGAGAAATCCACTTCGACCGAACCTTCCATGTGATCATTTTAGCGATGCTCTTCTTACTAAGAGCCATCACCCAACAATCAAGCCCGCGATGGAAGCGCGGGGACCTTTTAAGGAAGGTCAACTCCGTAACGTCGTTCACAACGCCGGTAGCGGCATCTTTCCGACCAGGGGTGGCAACAAAGCCATCTCTGAGGAAAGAAGCCACTAAGCTATCAAATGTCCAAGCCTTAGGACAGTTAACGGCTCCATCATCACCATACACAGACAGTGTCATCAACCTACGAAAGGAGGAGACACTGAACGAACCATGGCTACGACGAAACCAGCGTAAATAAAGCGACAAACAAATCACGGAATTCCACAAAACGGTAAGGGGATGACCCGAAGCGTTAAGGGAATCCGCGACAAAGTAACTACCGCGAAGACAAAAGACAGCGTGCAACAGACCAAACAATAAATTGTTGAGTGTGGCCAACTCGTCCTTCGTATAACCGGCCCTCCGCGCAACTTCCAAACTGAAAGCAATACAAAGGAGGAAATCAGCCGCCCCAAAAGATCTATCAAGACGACGGATATCAGCATCCATGTCATGGCCAGAAGAGGAACGCATCCTCTCCACCCACGCAGAACCCTCGGGACTATAGCAATTCATGCCAACAGCCACCTCGGGAATGGTGGCTAAAGCCTGCATCAAAGGTAATGACGCAAACTGTCTGATAGCCAAAGCATAGGACACGTCAGCAACTTGAATATATCTAGTATTCGCCGTAGACGCCTTCTCAACGGAGACAGGTTCATCTTTCGGGACGCAACTAAAGAAATTCTTGGCCATCTCGCCAGAAGAGGCCTCCTTGACCCGCTGTTTCCAAGCATTGAAAACAGGGGGAAGAGCCTCAATGACGCCGTCAGGGGAACGAGTAAACAAAGCTGTTTTCTTGCACCCCCAATGGCCGCCACTAGCGGTCTGAAGGTTCAACTTAATGAGACCACCACGACCCCCAGTACCATTTAAGGCCTGGAAATCGCTGAGAGGACGGCAATGAGGAACATCACCGACCATCTCAAGCAGGTCATCAAGTTGTTGTCGCCACTCAGAGTAGCAGAAGGGTTTATCATGTGTCAAACCCCTCAAAAACACTGAACCAGGATCCAACCACGTGGCACCAGATAGGAAAGGCGCCATAACAGGCTGAGTCAGGTTCAAACCAACCTCCTCACCCAACCAAGAGAAACAGCCGCTCATCTCAGTGAGACAAACGTCTGTTCCAGGGTTGGCAGAGCCACTACGCTCGCAAAAAAGGAAATCCACCTCGAGAGGCTCATTGTTGAAAGCCGACTTGGGGTGGGGGGCAATCTGAACAGAAGCCGGATCATGAGCAAGGGATGTGTAGAATCCCTGCGGAATAACCGGCATAAACGGAATAAGACTCTTGGCACGAAGGGCCTCAAGTCCACCCGCCAAACGCTCAGCACTCAAACGAGTGGAAAAGGCAACGTCGCCAACTCCACCATAATGAATGCCAAGTACAATCAAACGCGGCTCGAGGGTGTAAACCGGAGAGCCACACATGCCATCAACCGCTTTACCAGCGGCGGAGGCACCATTAACTACAACGACTTCACCATTGTGGGCAAAACGCCCTCTGGCCATCTTATAACCAGTATAATCATGGGTAACAGGTTCAGAAGTGGGTGTCCTTTCGGAACACTTCACCTCAAAACCATAAGTCACACAATGTTGAGACTGGAACAAAGACACGATGGACGGAACACCCTTGATGCCCACTAAGCGAACGAGCGAATGCTCGTCACCCATGTGGTGCACCAAAGAGTCCGTCAACTCAAACTTGACCGGCTCCAAACGATGCTGCCTGCGCGAATTGTGAAAAATTTCAACAATGCAGGGCAACTTCGGAACCATATGAGTTGTCATAAGGTAGACATCTCCGCTCACAGCGAAAATGTTCGACCAAACACCATCAGGACATCTCATAATACCACACCTTGACTCCACGGCTTGACTACCAGACCCCTTAGGGATCTGATGAATCGCACCGGGGGTCGAATCATGATAATACGAAATGGCGTTCATCCAGGGGGACGTCTTCTTCGGCAACCAAGCCGTCGAAAGATCGGCCCCTTGAGAAACAATCGTCTTGGGTCTATGCGACCACCAACGACCAATCGCCACCACGGCTCCAAGCCCAGCAACCAACGCAACAACGTTGACCACTCTAAGGCGAGAAACAGTGGGTCTTCTCCAAAGATAGGAGAGGAGCTCAGTGTAGCGATCGGACGAAGCCGTCATTAAAACGGCAGTCAAAAAGACACTCTCAAAGAAATCACATTGAATCCATATGGCCAACAAAGCGTGGCGCACATCAACCCAAGTGATCCTCTTCAAACGCCAATCACCTGCATAGGAACCATAAACGATCTCGCGCGCAAGCGCAAGACCAGAAATGGAAAACATAGCAGCAAACCAACTAGAGGACACCAGACAAAGTACGAAAGCAAACGTATAATACGCAAACGAACCAAAGAAATCCATCTTAAGAGCATCAGCCGCTGCGAGAAGACGACCACCGCGAAGGTGATCTGTCCACTCACAAGCAGCAAGCTCTACCGGGACTGGGGGAGGGGGAAAAACCCTCTGCCCAACCCGGGAAATCAAAACGGAAGTCGTAGATAAAACTCGCGTCGCGGTAAGGAAAGCCTTGGTGGGCCAACCCAAACCACGACCCTCTTGGTCAGGACCGACGACCCCCGGAAGGGGGGAGCGATCGAAACCAAGGAATCTAAAACCAGCAGAATTGGACCAACTACCAAAACCTTGAGGATGCACAAGAGCGTAATCACACTCCTTGCAACACTCACGATCATGGTAGTCCCAACGAACACCAACTGAGCACAATCGCTCATCGCTCTTGCGCTCCATCGCACGTAGCTGACTCAACTCACTCTTGAGTTGCTTATCAACTGCGCTACGAATAAAGCGCATAGCCTCAGCTGTGTTACTAGTCTGCAACACAACGGGACCATCAATAGAAGCAAAGGGGTGAATCGGAATTGAGGAGTAAGTGTGAATCGTAATGTTCCACACTTTCAACCTCTCATCCAACCCAACCTTGCTAGAATCAACAGCTCGCGGGTTACCAGACATAGCATACTGGGGTTTAACATCTAACTTAATGTACAAGTTGACACGCCGAATAGCGGCTCCTGGATTGGGTATAGACCCAAATCCAAAATCCGCTTCGTTCGACGTGATAACGACACCATAAACATCACTATAATGCCGACCTTTGTCGGCCAAATCAGCCATGTTCATAACAGTAGGAATGTTACCACCAAACCGAAGAAGTCGCATGACCTCCTCGACGGTGGCTTCATCCTTGCGCCCACGGGCGCCCATGTCATCAATCATAACCAATTTCTTGCCGTTAAAACCATCGGCAAACTTCGCACTGGCGGGAAACCACGTAAAAGGAGTGGAATCCCTGGGTTGACCAGGCAAAAATAAGCCACGTGCATCGGCCATCTCGTCTAAGACAGCACTTCCAAAAATCGATTTTCCTAGCCCAGGGGGGCCAGAAAGACCGACAATGAAAGGCCGCGCAGCACGCGACAACTTCTCTAAAGTAAACTTCAAGCGAGAAAGAATCGTTTTAAGACTCTTCTGCTTATCAGCAACAACTTTGCACAACATCGACCCGCCCAAAACGGACGAGAGGACATCGCCAGAAGCAATACACTCGGTCAAATCACTCAAGTAAGCGGTGGCCTTCACCCGTTTCAAAACGGGATCAACCATGAACTCACTACGATCTAACTCATCAACAATGAGCTCATCGGCAAGACGCACATATTGGGAGAAGGAATTACCCTTAAACCAAACATGCGGCTTACCGCTAGCCCAATCAACAAGGGCTAAAGCACACTCCTTAATGAGTCCGACGATGCACGTAAATACACCGTCGAAATCACCAAGAGAAATGGGCAAAGCCTTAAGCCTCGCCGACACTTGCTCAGGTACAACTAACCTAAAGATACCGACAAACACTGAAGTCACAGCAACTAAGCCGTAAAGCTCAGTAAGCTTAGACCACAAAGCCGAAGCACTAGATGTTACTCCAGCACTCTGGAAATGTTGAACAACAGCTCCAAAGAAACTGAAAGGAACACTCTCAGCCCCTTGGGGCAACACAATCTCGGACAAAAGGGAACTCAAACAGTCCCAAATACCAAGAAGGGTATCAGAAGGAGACCCCAAACGCGTGAAATAACTAATCAACGCATTCAGAACCTGTCTAGGGCCCGTCGCAGTCTGCAACGAATCCAACAACAAGAGTAAACTAACTAACCAATCGGGGGGAGCCCCGACTACACTAGCCAAATTTCTAAATTGATCAATCAACAACTTAATCGGGGGGTAAGCCTCGACCAAAGAATTAATGATCATTTCAGAACTATCAACAGAGTCAACAGACTCATCAACTCGACTAGGCGGAGATTTATTGTACTCCACCTCAAAATCAGAGTCCATTTCCCCAGCCACTGGGGTAGAAGAAACCCCACCCTGCTTGGAAACCCAAGAGGGGGGGCGGGAAAAATCATCACACTGAAGATCGACCTTGCGGTCGAGATCAGCCTGACGACTCTTCTTCACCTTGGCGGTATGGACAACCGCACGATCATGGGCACGACGCCCACTACTCTTCTTCCAAGAGCGTTTTCCTCCCTTAGCCTCAGCACGAGGGGGGGGAACTTTCACATTGTTGTTAGCAACGTAATCAGAAATCGAACTCCAAGCACGCCAAGTTACTGGCGGGCACTCATTTCGAATTCCAAATACACTAACAGCAGAAGCACGACGAAGCTCGTCGCAACATTCCTGCTCAGCAATAGAAAGGGAAGACCCGAGCGTCACGGGTTGCCGAAGAATAGACCATTCTCGCTGGTCCGACACGATTTTCTGCGCACTCAATTGAGCACCAGAAACCGCCTCTGCTTCGAACAGAGGAATTTTTGAAAAATTTTGTTGTGGCTGTTTCGTCATTCAAGGGGGTGCAGGTTTTGCTTAGGAACCTCCGCTAAAACCACTACCTCCAGCGCGGTCGGTAGTAAATAAATGAATCAGATCTCATCGATGAAGATGGAATGATTTTAACGAGTATTCGTCTCGCATGCTATCAAGGGCATGAACCTAAACGGATGGTAAAGACCTATGAAAATGTCTGTAAGCCATCAATCCCCACTCAGGGGTCTCCGGAATTAGAACCGGTAATAAAATCCACTCACAAAGTGACGAGGATTAAGTTTTAAGAACAAAAAGATACGCAACGGAATAACACGCTGCATGTCATACAAATTTC